ATTGCCGTTCAGGCAGCTGCCAACTCCGTTATTGGTCAAACATTCTATGATTCAACTGGAACCGCTATTGCAGGTGGTACTAATTATGGATGGCTGCCCACCACTACTAATACCCTCATTATTGACGCTATTAACTCATCTGGAACGGCTGGTACAGGCGGTCATAAACCAAACATTTATGCCGATCTCTCTCAAGCAACTGCAGCAACTATTAATCAAATTCGTCAATCCTTCCAGATCCAAAAACTACTAGAAAGGGACGCACGTGGCGGAACTCGATATACAGAAATTATTAGATCTCATTTTGGAGTCATTAGCCCTGATGCTCGCCTTCAGCGGCCTGAGTATATCGGTGGTGGGACTACTTCTATTAACATTTCCCCAATCGCGCAAACTAGCGGAACTGGTGCATCTGGGCAAACAACCCCTCTGGGTACACTTGCTTCTATGGGTACTGCCCTGGCTCATAATCATGGCTTTACTCAATCGTTTACAGAACACGGTGTAATTCTTGGACTCGTAGCTGTACGAGCCGAATTAACCTATCAACAAGGCTTATCACGTATGTGGAGCCGCTCGACCCGTTATGATTTCTACTTCCCAGCTTTCGCTACATTAGGTGAGCAATCTGTACTTAATAAGGAAATCTATGTTACTGGCGGTTCTACTGATAACGATGTATTTGGCTATCAAGAGCGATGGGCAGAATACCGTTACTATCCATCCCGTATCTCGTCTTTGTTCCGCTCTACTGCATCAGGAACAATCGACGGATGGCATCTTGCTCAAAAATTCACCGCCTTGCCAACGCTAAACACTACATTCATACAAGACACGCCTCCTGTATCACGTGTCGTGGCCGTAGGAGCATCAGCGAACGGCCAACAATTTATCTTTGATTCTTTCTTTAAGGTAAAGAAAGCAAGACCAATGCCAATGTACTCTGTACCTGGCTTAATTGACCATTTCTAATGGGTCTATTCGATGGCTTAATGCAAGGCGCAGCCGGTGGAATCATCGGCGGCGGACTGGCTTATCTTGGTGGTACAAAAGCCAACCAAGCAGCAGCTGACCTTGCTCAAAAACAAATGGACTTTCAATCGTCCATGTCAAACACCGCATATCAACGTGCGGTAGCCGACTTACAAGCGGCGGGACTAAACCCTATGCTCGCCTATTCCCAAGGGGGTGCATCTACTCCAGTAGGAACTGCAGCCCCTGTTCAAAATGTACTCGGAGAGGCAGCATCAACGGCCGTATCATCTGCCCAGGGAGCGATGAACGCCCAAGTTCAAAAAGAACAAATAAACGCAACTGCTGGATCAGCAGAACAAGCGTTTACTCAAGCCGATAAAAATAGGGCAGATATGAATCTGTCCCTTATAGAGGCACAAAAAATACAGGCTCAAATGCCTGGACATCATTTATATTCACCTCAAGTTCAATCAATTATTGATATGAACAATCAAAACATTAGGCTTTCTTCTGCTCAGGAAGCAGAAAGAAAAGCCACTACTTACTTAGTAAAACAACATGGCACTATCGCCGCCCGTGACGCCGAATATGCCAAAAAAACGGGATATCTTGATCCCGCACTAAAATCCGCTGGAGCCGTAATCGGATCAGCGTCCGACGCTGCTTCAGCGTTCGGAAAAATTAAAACACCAAAATTACAAAACCGTACTTCATACCCCGAAGGGCATAATTAAATGGCAAAAACTAATCAACCATATTTGCGTACTGCATACAACTACGATACCAATGCTGCGTCAAATGAGTCAGGGTTGGCATGTGAGGATGCCTCCCTGGCTCAGCAGCATTTCAAAGACGAAGTAGATATTAACAATATTCTTCGTCAATTCAACATTACAGGCCTACTGCCTGAACAAACACTATCGCCCAAATATGGCGATTTCACAGGAATTGGTGATTACCATTCCGCTCTTAATAAAGTTCTGGCTGCCGAAGAAGAATTCTTATCTTTGCCAGCAGAACTAAGGGCTCGTTTTGCAAACGACCCCGCTAATCTTATCGCCTTTTTAGACGATGAAAACAATCGACCAGAGGCTATTAACCTCGGATTGGTCGATGCTGAGGCTTCGTCTGCACCCGCAGAAGTGCCCTCAGAAACGGCTGAAAAGCCGTAAAGCACAGTTACTCTACTTGATGTAACTGTGCTAGGTGACACCAAACCACAAAAAAGGAAACTACCATGATGCGACGTTCACACGTAAACAAATACAAATCAGCCAAACGCTTTCGTGGCCACGCAAAGCGAACTAAGGCTGCAAATATGCAAAGAGCCCCACAACGTGGAGGCTGGAGGCTCTAAAAAAGCCCCCAGGCACCTCACATGCCTTGCTACCACCCTATAAGTGCATATCAATGCACTGACGGCTCTATTGTCTTTGCTCAATTGCGAAGACATGATATAAGCCGTAACTTAAATCTCCCATGCGGTCAATGCGTCGGATGTCGCTTAGAAAGATCCCGCCAATGGGCTATACGTTGTGTCCATGAGGCACAACTTCACCAAAATAACTGTTTCCTTACACTTACCTATGACAATGCACATATCCCAAGCGATGGCTCGCTACATTATCGAGACTTTCAACTGTTCATTAAAAGACTTCGAAAAAAATTCCCACTCAATAGAATCCGCTATTACATGGCTGGAGAGTATGGCGAAAACTTCGGCCGACCTCACTGGCATGCCTGTATCTTCGGATTCGACTTTCATGATAAAAAACTATGGAAACGGTCTTCCTCTGGTTCTATGCTTTATAGATCCCAAGACCTTGAAGTTCTCTGGCCATTTGGTCATTCCTCCATTGGAGACGTTAATTTCGAATCCGCAGCCTACGTGGCTCGATACATTATGAAGAAAGTAACAGGTAAACAAGCAAAGGATCACTATGTTGATCCTGAAACTGGTGTATGTCTTAAACCTGAATTTAACAAAATGTCATTAAAACCTGGCATCGGAGCCGATTTCTACAAAAAATATAAAACTGATATTTATCCACACGACTACGTAGTTATACGAGGTAAAAAATTAAAACCACCAAAGTACTACGATAAACTGTATAAAAAATCAGACCCATATGAATATGATGAAATGCTATTCCAACGGGAAAACGATGCTAGAATCCATAACGCAGACAATACACCTGAAAGACTTGCCGTAAAAGAACAAGTAACTAAGGCAAAACTGCAAACACTTAAACGAACCCTCACATAGGAGAATCCTCATGAAACTAACTTTATGCTCAGTAAAAGATAGGGCAGCCGATGCTTTCGGCCGCCCGATGTTCGTACCCTCGGTTGGTGTCGCAATAAGGTCTTTTTCGGATGAAATAAACCGCAAAGACGCAGAAAATCAACTATTTTCACACCCTGATGACTTTGACCTATACGAATTCGGTGAATTCGATGACAATTCAGGTAAATTTACTTTACATGAAGAACCAAAACTATTAACCTTAGGAAAACAGGTCAAGATTCAGGAATAAGTCTTTAAACAAACCGCTAGAACTGGGTAACCAGTTCAGCGGAAAAAACGGAGAAAACTATGCATCGCAATCAGTCGGTTAACGTACATCAATTTACAATGATTCCTAAGGCCGATATACCTCGGTCTAAATTCGATTGCGAATCTACTCATAAAACCACGTTTGACGCTGGTTATCTAATTCCCGTTTACGTTGACGAAGTGCTCCCTGGGGACACTTTCAACCTCAATATGACAGCGTTTACACGCATGGCAACACCTCTATATCCAATCATGGATAACATGATGTTGGATTCATTCTTCTTCTTCGTCCCTAATCGCCTAATTTGGAACAATTGGCAAAAATTCATGGGCGAACAAGCAAATCCCGCTGATTCAATTTCTTATGTAGTGCCACAGCAAGTATCACCCGCTAGTGGCTACACTATTGGATCATTACAAGACTATATGGGATTACCAACTGTCGGCCAAGTAACTGCTGGAGCGACAGTATCGCACTGTGCTTTCTGGCCACGTGCTTACAATCTCATCTGGAACGAATGGTTCCGAGATGAAAACTTACAAAACTCTGTAACAGTAGACAAGGGCGATGGCCCTGATACTGTTACTAATTACACACTATTACGACGTGGGAAACGGAAAGATTACTTTACGTCGGCCTTACCATGGCCACAAAAGGGAGCAAGCGTAACACTCCCTTTAGGAACAACAGCTCCAATTAAAGGCATTGCCGTTCAGGCAGCTGCCAACTCCGTTATTGGTCAAACATTCTATGATTCAACTGGAACCGCTATTGCAGGTGGTACTAATTATGGATGGCTGCCCACCACTACTAATACCCTCATTA